TCACATCAAACTGCGCCGGTGTTCCGCCGTAGCCCTCCTCGGCGACGCGGTTGAGCAGGAAGGCGCCGAGCAGCGTCGCGACGATGATCCCCGCGAGCCGCTTTGCCGCTTCCTCCTTGCCGAGCTTCGCTTCCGCCTCCTTCAGCCCTGGTCCGAAGAGATCCTGCGTGACGTGCTCCCAACTGTTGAGAGCCTCGACCTGGAACATATTCACCATCTGCGCGATTAAGTTTTTCGACTGGAAGGTGAGCGGTGCCGCGCCCTTCGACCTGGTTCCCATGATGTCGCGCGCCCAGCGGTCCGCCGCCTTCATGGCCTCCTTCGGACTTCTCCCCGCGTCAAGCTCCTTGCGGTACTTTCCGCGCACCGCGATAGAGCTGATAAGATAATCCATGCGCTCAAGCGGCCAGAAGAGAGCCGAGGTGATCTTGCTGCCCTTGTCATTGGTGAGATAGTCGATGCCGTTCTTCTCCGTCAGGAAGTCGCTCTGGTCGGCGAAGTCGCCCTTCGTCTTTCCGGCGATGATGTCGTTGACGGCTTTAATGACGTATTTCGGCCCGATCTCGCCCGCGATCATCGGCAGCTGCGCCGTCTGGTTCAGCGAAGAGGAGAGGTTGCCTGCCACATTGGCCCGCGCAAACATCTTGTTCAGCTTCCGGCCGACGTTCAGAGAGGTGCGGCCGACCTCGCGCTCCATGTCGCGGTCGGAGAAGAGCTGCTTTCCGGCCAGCTTATTCGCATAGTCGTCCAGCCACACAGTCAAATCGCTGTACTTGCTCGTTTTCTTGATGCTGTCGAACAGGCCCTCGACGTATTCCTCCATCTTCGCGCTCAGATCCGCATAGCTCAGGTCCGACGTGTTCGTCAGCAGCCCCGCCGACTTCAGGAAGGACTCCTTCGCCTCCTTCGGCGCAAAGCGCAGGCTCTCTGCGCGGGAGATCTCTGCGCTGATCTCGTCCGGCCCGTATTCCTCTCGGAAATACTTCACCGCCGCGCGCACGCGCATGATGTCGTCCGTGTGGTAGAGCACGTCGCTGAGATAATCGACGTACTTCTCAAAGCCTTTCTCCACGTCGTATTCCGTGCTCTTTCCCGCACGGTGCTGGAAGAAGGGATTGTACCGTTTGTTCGGCTTGAAGGCTTTCGTGAGACCCGCGATGCTCGCCGGAAGGCTTCCGGCCTCTGCGCCCAGGTCCACGCCGATGCTCTTCAGCGCCTTCTCCAGCTTCCCGCTCTCAGCCTCCGGCTGGAAGTGCGGCGCGTACCCCTTGATAAAGCCGATAGGCTCGTATCCGTGCGCGACGAGGAAGTGGTTGATGGCCTTGTAGAACTTGTCGTACAGCGTCCGATACGCTTCGACTGCGTGCTCGACCTTGGTCTGGTCCACGTCGGTTCCTGCCAGGTCCTCCTGCGTTTGCAGCCAGTCGGCATACCGCCGCGCAAGGTCTCGCGCTTCCTTGTCGTGCAGACCGAACTCCTGCGACACGTCGGCCATTTCGCCGCCAGCCTTCAGGTTCTCCGCCGCGTGAATGAGCTGTTCTTTCATGTCCGAAGCCGCGACCAGCTCCGCGACGGCCTTGCCCTCGATCACAAGCTGCGTCAATGCGCGCTCTTTCTCCGTCAGCGCGGTCTGCTTGCCGTTCTTATCCTCGAACCGCCGCACCTCGTCGTGCATACGATTGACGAAACGCTTGCGTTCCTGCTCGTTGACGTAGACCGGCTCGAAGATCGCCTCGTTGATCTTCTGGCCCTGTTCCCAGCCGAAGATGGCTCTCATGCTACGCTGCGGCGTGCGGTGGTACAATGCGAGGCCGCCCTTCGGGCTGAACAGGGCTTTTTCATACTTCTTCTCGAAGGTGTCGTTCCCCGTATCCTTGAACAGCTCCGCCGCCTGCGCACGCAGGTTTTGACTGATGTCCTGCCGCTGCATGGGGATCGTGTCGGACTTCATGGCCTGCTCGGCCGTGTAGTAGTCCGCAAGCTCCATCACCTTCGAGGCGTTCATCCGGCTCGGGATGTCGTCGGCGTCGTAGATGCCGGCAGCGATGCCCGCCGCGTAGCTCTTCTCCTTCGGGGTAACGCTCAGCCGCTTTTCGGCCCGCCGGATCTCCCTCTGGATCTTCTTTGCAGCCTTGTCGTTTTCGATCATCTGCTCGACGTTCTGGTAGAGGCCTGCGCTGTTCTCGATTTTGATGCCGAGATCCTGCAAGGCTTCCGTTCCCTCGAACTCTTCCTTCGGGACATTGCGCATCCGCTTCTTTCGTTCCGCTTCGGCCCTCTGCCGCATCGCGGCAAAGTAATCGTCCACGTTGTCGAAGTCCTGCATCCTCGGTGCGTCGCCGCGCGCCCTTGCGCGGGCACGCTCCAGCTGCTCTTTCTGCTCCGGAGTGAGCCGCGTGTTCTCCCACTTGTCCTGCTCGTCGTCCACGCTGAAGCGCGCCTTCTCGATGCTGTTCACCTTCGCCAGCCGGTCCGCTTCGTCTCCGGCCTTGTACTCCACGACGTTCATGCCCGCATTGCGCATCTCGCCCAGCAGGTCCGCCGGCGCATTGTCCGGCGCGACAACGGCAAGCGCTTCATCGAAGCCGACGACGCGCTGGGGCTTCGCCTCGTAGTATCCCGTCGGGATATTGGCTGCGCGGTCAATGAGCGCAAGGATGCTCTTGGCGTGCCCGTCGGATATGGCATAACCTTCCTTGCGGAACGCCGCCTTCACCGCCGCCACGGTTTTCTTCCCCTTGGCCGCTTCTGCGATGATGCCGCTCAGGTTTTGCTCCTCCTCGAAGCTGTTGTCGTACTTGTGCATCGTGGTGAGCATCAGATCGTTCACCACACGGTCAAGATAGATGCCGAGGTCTCGCAGCGCCTTCTCGTGTTCCTCTTCGCTCACCGTGCGCAGTCTCGCCTCGTCCGCGTGCATCTCGTCCACGTTCCGGTATTCCCGTGTGGCCGTCGCCGCCAGCGTCTCCGGTGTCACACCGTACATGTTCGCGCCCTTGGCTGCCGCCATGTTCATGGCCTTCACGATGTTCTCCGCCGTGTAGTCCCAGTGTGTCTGCGCAAAGCTGCGTCTGCCGCTGTCGGTCACTGCATCCTCGCCGTTGTAGATGCCGCGCTCACCCAGCAGCCCTTCCAGCTGCGGCTTCACCCAGTCCTTCACCGTGCGCAGCGCATCGTTCCAGCTTCCGCCCGGTGCGATCATCTCCATCATCTTGGCCGCCGTGGCTTCCTTGTCGATCTCGCCCGCGCTTCCGCCGCTCTCATAGAACTCCTGCGTGCTCCGGATGAAGTCCTCCACCCGGTTAGGGAACACGTTGTTCTTCATGTAGTAGTCGATGCGCTTCTCCTTGGATTCCGGTCTGCGGTTCAGGAAGTTGGCGTGTTCCTCTGCATAGACCTCCCGGATGGCCTGTTCCGCCGGTTTCATCTCTTCCGCCGTCAGGCGCTCGCCGGTCATCAGCTTCACCGCCAGCCGCGCCACTTCCTGTTCGCCCACCGCGTCGAGGTACCGCTGAATGGTCGCGTTGCTGAAGAAACGGTCGAACTGCTTGTCACGGTACACCGGTTCAAGGCTCTTGCCCTCGCTCTGAAGGAATGCCGCCTGCACCTCCGGATGGTTCGCCAGCTTGTCGGCGATCTCTTCCGGCTCCCATCTGGTCTCATTCTCCAAGCCGATCTTGCCCAGCGTGCCGCTGCCTTGGAAAACGCCGCCCGCAAACTGGCTGGAAAGGTCCTTGATCCGGTCGTCGAACGCCCGCCGCGCCTCGTAGTTTACGCCGCGCTCCACTATGGCGTTATCGTGCGTCGGTGTCCATGCGTCGCCGCCGTAGACCTTGTTCTTGCTGTCCGCTTGCGGGTCGATGGTCTCGCGCGGGAAGACGGCGGAGTATTCGCCGTAGTTGGCGTGCCCCTCTTTTGCCTTCACGACGGCGATGGATGGCGACGGCCACGCGCCGATGTCGAGCGTGCGACGCAGCTTCTCCTCGGTCATGTTGTGCATGGCAACCAGCGTTTCCGTTTCCTCTACCGGCTCGTCCAGGCTGAATCTTGTCTTTGTGGTCGGCTCCAGCGTCGGCAGCGACAGAGGCTGAACGCCCGAAATTTCCCTGTTGCTTTTTTCTGTGCTTCGGGATATACTACGTCCAGAGGAGCTTTCCTGTATATCGCTTGAGGCGTTGTTGCCTGCGGCGGTGGGGGAAGGCTCCTTTTTTGTCGTGAAGCTCGTCGGCGTCATGTCCACCACGTCATAGAACACATACTCGCCGTCCGCTGTGATCCCGACAACGGTTTCCGCATCATACTGATTTGCTCCCGCCTGGATCAGCACGTCCCCGTGCGCGAAGTCAGCAAAGCTGTCCCTCCGCGGATGCTTCAGCTTTCCGTCCTTCGCCCACGATGTCGTGGCGGTGATGATGTCGTCGGCGATATCCGCCGCGCGCATCTTATCCGCGAACGCATCCGGCGTCCGCCGCGCCAGTCTTTCGGTATCCTCGGAACGTGTGTACTCTCTGCGAGAGGTCCTGTTCACCTTGTAGGTGATGCCGTTGACCTGAATACCATCCTCAAACGCAAGCAGCGCCGTCTTTGCAGCGGCTTTTGCCTGCGCTTTTTTTGCGCTGTCCCATGTACTCGTGTCGATATGGCTGAGAATGTCGTTGTCTACCACGGCGACCGCGCGGCCGTCGTCGGTCTCACCGACGCTGTAACTGTCCTCGCCGTTGGCAAATACGGTGTCCCCGTTGCCGTAGTCGGGCTTGATACGCTTGCGCGTCTCGCTGGACATCGGCCTGCGGTTCGCCGCGTCTCTGGCCTCGATCTCTCCGGCTGTGTTGTAGTACAGCTCGCTCGGCACGCTCCTCTGCGGCTTGTGCAGCTGGTCGTAATAATTCTCGCGCAGATCATAGTATTCGTTGATCTTCTTGTCGAGGCCGCGGCGTTCCGCTTCCTCCCATATCCGGTCATACTCGCGGAAGCCGTCGTCCAGCTCTCCAGCCTTTTCCAGCTGGTCCCGCAGGGCGAGGACCTCTTCGTTCGCCTCGTCGAGCTGAAACTGGATCAGCTTCTCGCGTGCTTCCTGAAAGCCCTTCGACTGGATCTCGTCGCCGTTTGTCAGCTTCTCCTCCCAGTATTGCCGGTTGCTGCCCTTGGCAAAGCCCTCGGCGTTCTGGATCGCGTGCTGGATCTCGTGGATCAGCACGTCCTGCGGCGCGTCGCGCAGCTCCTCGCTGATGGTGATTTGATTCCCCTCGGCGCTGAAGCTGCCCAGCACGCCCTTCGGCGTCTCGTCGAATACGACTCGCACATGACGCAGCTGCGGATAGGCGCGGAACAGCTCCTCGTGGTCGAGAACATCTTCCAGTCTCGCGTTCCCGCGCTCCACGCGCTCGCTCAGCCGGTTCCGCTCGCGTCCCCAGGTCTCGGTCAGGGCGCGCAGCCTTGCCTGCTCTGTGTCCGTCAGCTCGCCGTAGAGCATCTTCTGCTCCAGTCGTTGCTGCTCGGCATACTCCGGATGGTTCCGACCAAAAAGCGCGTCTCCTGCGCGGTGGTATTCCATCTTGGAATCGTCGATCTCCCAGCGCCATTTTCCATCCATGCCCTCGTGCCAGCCTGTCGCCTTGCGGATGCTCTCCATATCGGCACCCGCCGCTTGCATTTCCTGCGCTTCCCGCAGGCTTTCGAGGTTCGCGCCGTTGGCGTTTCTTCCGGCATAGCTGAAGCGAGCCGGAGGCCCCGTTTTCCGCTCCGATGCCGCCGAGGTCTCCTTCTGGATGGCAGAGGGGGTCCTTTGCGCCTCCTGCGCGGGGATCGCGCCGCTCCCGCCGTCGATGGCGCGCACAGCTTCCGTGTGGTACTGGCTCGCCGTCTGGCCGAAGCAGTCGATTCCGGCGTAGGCATCGCCCATGATCTCTTCCCACACATAGAGGTCTGCGTCCTCCGGTGTCATGCCTTCGTAATTGTTCGCGGCACCTTTGTATCTTTCGCGGTATTCCTCAAGGGTATCGCGCCAGCCGTCGCCCGAGTCCTGCACCGCCGCGGCAAAGGCTTCCACATTTTCCCTCGTTGAGCGAAAATGTGCGATCTCATGCAGCCCCAGCTCCGACGCGGTTTTCTTTCGGCTGTCCACGCGCATGATGATCCGGTTCGTTTCCCGCTCCGCGACGCCTGTGATGCTGACCGGCGAGCCGCCGCCGTTGACTTGCAGCAGGCCCGTCACCATGACGACCTCGCTGATGCCGGCCTGCTTTGCGGCAGCCTCAACATCCAGCAGCTCTTGGTCCCATGCGTTCCTCGGCAGGATGTGCAGCATTTTCGTGTCGGTTCCCAGCGAGACGCCGACCTCTGCCGAGCTGACGAGCGGCTCAAGCGCCGCCGCGGTCTGTCGCGCCTGAATCAGCGCTCCGTTTTCCTTGCTGCGTTCGCCGCCTGTTCTTGCGCGATTTCTTCGGACGTTTTCGTGTAGTCGCTCGATGCTCCCGCTCTTTGGCTGTTGGCGTAATTGCGCAGCTCCTCCGGCCCCATCGCCATAAGGTCTCCGTCCTCCGTCTCCACCGTGTAGATCGCTTTGCGCTCCCACGGCATCGGCACCGCCTTCTTCGGCAGGCTCGGCAGGCTTAATTTCTGTACCATGCGTTGTTCCTCCGTTCTTTTCTTCGATGTCCCACAGCGGCAGCTCCTCATGGGTTGCCGCCGTTTCCGAAGCACCAGGGATCGCCTGTTTGGCTTCCAGATAGTCCGCGTTCGGCTCATGGTATCCGCCGTGGACATCGCGGTAGCCGTTCGAGAGCATATTGTCCAGCATCAGCTCCACGCGCTTCGCCGCGGCAAAATTCTCCTGTCCCTTGTCGTTGATGATGGCAGAGATCGACCGCTCGATGTCCGCGTAACTGATGTCCTCGTCGTCGAGCAGCTTTGCGATGCGCTCGCTTGCCGACCGCTTCATGCGGATGTACTGGTCGTCTCCGGCACCGTGCTCTTTGAGCTTGACGATCCCGCCGCCCTTTTCCGCGTAATTCAGCTCCTCCATCAGATCGGCCGCAGCCTCTTTGTAGAAAGAGTGGACCTCCGGATGGTCGAACTGAAAGGCATTGATCCGGCGCTCGCCGACCGTATTGCTGTCTCTTTGGTCGATGTGCTCCTCCGCTTTTGGCCGGTAGAGGTCCCCGTTTGCATCGACCGCAAGCTCGCCGCGGTTGAGTCGTTCGGAGATCTCCGCCGCATTGCCCTCGTTGGCATATTGCAGAAGGCTCACGCGCTTTCCCTGCGTCAGCGGATCGTTCTTGCTTTTTCCGCCGACGGGCGTTATACTGACCTTGCTCTCCTGCGTGGCTGAAACGCCCAGAGGGGCGACCGTTCCGCCTACTCGTTGGCGGCTATGATCGGCGCCCTGCGCAGGGGAGCTGTTTTGTACCGTCTGCTGATTGCCGATCTCTTCCGAGGTCGGCATCGGTGCACTTTCTGATGTGCCGGCAGCCCGCTCCGGTGCGGTATCCGCCGTGGGATTCTCTGGCTTGCCCGCGGTCTGCTCGCCCGCCAATGCGTCGAGGATCTGCACAGCCTCGACGGCCTCCTTCGCTTGGATAGCGCCGCTTTCCACGAGGCTCCGCATGACGGCGATCTCGTCCTTGACGGTCGCCTGCGCCTTCTGCGCGGCTTCCTGCGTCTTTGCGGTCCGCTGCTCGCTGTATGCCTTTGCGGCTCTGCCGGCCGTCTCCACGGCCAGCTCCGCCTTGACGGCGTTATACTCCGCGCTGATTTTGGCAAACAGGTCGTTCATCTCCCGCTGCGTCGCGGCGTCCGCTGTGGCAAAGCGGTCCGGATGGTACTGCCTGCCGTACTGCTTGAAGGCTTTCGTCAGGTCATCGAGGTTGTCAATGTCTTTGAAGTATTCGCGCTGTGCCTTCTGCGCCGTCGCGCCCTCGGCTTTTCCGCCGAGTGAGGAGGCGAGCGTCCGGCAGAAGAAGCCGACCGCCGCCTGGAAGAGCATATCTTTTGCAAGCTCCTCTCCCGAAATAGCAACGTCCTCATAGCTGTCGCCATAAGCGGCAGCTTTTGCATATTCGTTCGTAGCGCTCATGCCGCCGGCGAAGGCGATGTCGCTCAAAGCGCCCAGCACATTCTGCGCGATGGCGCTGTTGCCGAGACCGAGCTTGTTCAGCAATACCCCGCCGTAGCGGATCGCGCCCTTGGCCGCCGCGCCGCCGACGCCAACGCTTGCCGCACCGCCGATTGCCAGCCCTGCTCCTGCGAGGGGATTATAGTTTTCCCCCTGCGCCTGCCGGTAGTCGTTCGCCATCGAGCCGCCGGAGGATACGCCGAGCGCCGCCGTCCCCAGCCCGGGCAGAATAGCGTTTGCGCCCACGATGCCCGCGAGGTTCATGCCGATCTGGAAGGCGTCGATGCCGACCCTTCCGGCCGTCCCCAGCCCTTCTTTTGCCGTCCGGATGTTCTCTGCCGCCTTGGCGCGCTGCGTGTCGGCGATCCCTTCGAGCAGGTCGATGCCCGCGCGGTTGCCGCGCGTGATCTCCTCGTTTGTCTTGGGGTATGGGTTCATTTCGTCGGCGTGCGTGGTGACGCCTGCCTTCTCCTTCGCGTCACGGTATTCCTTGTCCATTTCCTCCGCGGCCGCCACGAGCGCCGCGAGGAAGCCGGAGGCGTTTGCACCGAGGTTCTGCGCCGTCCCACGCACCGTCGCGCCGATACGCTTTGCCGCGTCCTCGTTGCGCACGATGCTCTGCGAGATCTCCTTGCCGCTCTTGTGCTTGCTTCCGCGCTCCGCCGGCAGGGAGGAAGAGGGATATCGCTCCTGTTGCTCCAGGTGGAGCTTTTCGGCGTAATCGTTCGCCTCCTCCACCGTGGAGAATTTGCCGAGATATTCTCCCGTGTCCCGATAGCGTTGCAGGATCTCCTCGTCGTTGCTGCTGTGGTATGGCGTACCGTTCCGGTTCCACACGGTCGGCAGCAGCACCTCCTGCCCGTCGATGTTGTAGCTCGTGCTGTCAACCGTTGAAATGCTCCCGTTCGCATTGCGGTACTGCGGGCGGTCGTAGAGGTCAATGTTCCCCGCTCCGTACTGCCCGATGTTCCCGACGGTCCACTTCTGCTTCGCGGCAGTCTGCGGCCGCTCGATCTTCGTGATCTTGATTCTGCCGGATGCTTTCCCCTGAGACGATCCCTCTTGATAGGTTTTCGCCGCAGGCGCACGATCCTGTGCGCCTGCGGTCCCGTTTTTTGTGATCTTGATAGCCATATTGTCACCTCGTTAGAACGTGATGTTGAAGCCGCTCGCTTTGAGTCTCCTTGAGATGGTAGCCTTTTCTGCATCCGTGAGGTTCGCTCTGTCGAGGTCCTCCGCCAGCGCCTCCGGCGAGTTGTAGCGCCTGCCGTTCCAGGTGAAGATGCCCTCGTCCTCGTCGTAGCCCAGCTTGTCGCGGCCGGTCCCGAAGCCGGTGTAGCCGTACACCTGCGCGATGTAGTCGTCCGTGAAGCCCGCCTTGCGCAGCGTATTGAGCACCGTGTCGGTGAACTGGCCCTCTTTTGCCATTGCCTTTGCGGTCGTCAGACTCATGGTGCCCCCGCCGCCGCTTCCGCTCTTCTTTGCGGCCTTCTCGGCCTCCTGCTTGCGGTAGGCGTCCTCCAGAGCCTTGACGTACTCGCTGCTGTATCCGCTTTCGCTCACAAGGTTCGCCGAGGGCGAGCCTCCCGCCGCGAGAATGGCGTCCACCTGTGAGCGGATGGAGTCCTGCGCGGTCTGCTGTCTGGATGCCTCGTCAAGATAGCGCGCGTAGTCGATCTGGTCCTGCCCCTGCACGTCGGCGAGCTGACTGCGCAGCCGGTCGTAATCGTCCGCGTAATTCTGATAGGCGAAGCCGCGGTCGGTGTTGAACTGGCCCAGGCGGTCGAGGTACTTGGCATAGTCCAGCTGCTCCTGCTGATTGACCGCGTTCAGGTCCTTCAGCTTCATGTTGTACTCGTCCAGGTAGCGCTCGTAGGCCTGCTGGTAGAGTGTCGGGATCACGTCGTTCAGCTTGGTTGCGTAATAATCTCCGGCCTGTGTAGCCGCGTTCACGGCATAGGAGCTTGGCCGGCCGCCGCTTGCGGCGCTCGCCTGTGCCAGCGCGTTCGCCGTGGCACGGTCGCCCTCACGCAGATAGCTCTTCTTGTAGCTGCTCCATTGCGGGTCCGTCTCCTTGCTCCACGAGAAGTCCTCGCGGTTCAGGATGCGGTCCAGCAGATCCTTCTGCTGCTGCGCGAAGGCGTTCTCGTAGGTCGGCGCCTCGTCGTAAGAGAACGAGCCGAAGCTGCCGATCTGATCGAGCAGGTCATCCGAGCGACGGTTCAGCTTGCTCTCCAGGCGGAAGCTGCCGCCGTCCGCTCCGCCGGAATAATTGCCGTAGCTCTTGCGCAGCTCGTTCGCCGCCTGATTGGCGAGAAGCCGCTGCTCCGCGGTCGTTGCGTTGTTGTAGTCCTTCTTTAGACTCAGCACGCTCAGCCCGAACTCCGGATGCTTCTGCGCCAGATTGAGGTCGTCCTGCGAGAACTGCCCCATCAGGCCCGACTGATTCGCCGCTTTCACGAAGTCGTCGTAGGTGTATGCCATCGCTTAATTCCTCCCTTGTGTGGATTTTAATTCCGATCCGCTGTAATACTCCCGCGTCAGGGAGTAGAGCCGGAAGGTGCCCTTGCCCTCCAGCTTCAGCCGGTAGTGGTCGCCCCTTCGCGGCACGATGGGCAGGTAGTAGCTGCGCTTTTTCGCCTCGCAGAGTTTTTCGTCCACCTTCAGCCATTCGCCGCCGTCGAACTTGAGGTACACCTGCACCTCGGCACCTTCCTCCAGCTCCATGCGCAGCTGGAGCTTGCTTACGCCCTTCTTGTTCGGATCGTTTTCTGTGAAGTCCCCGAACTCGGCGCTCCATGCGACGGTTTCCTCCTCGGTGGATTCCGGCGCGTTCTGCACGTTGCCCGCGATCCACACCTCGCCCTGGTCGTTGAGCAGGAAGAGGTTCCCGCCGAAGCGTGCAAAGTATCGTGCCTTGGTCGCGTCCTCGGTGTGCCACAGGCCCTTCTGCGTATCGTAGACGTACAGCAGCTCGCCGTCCGGTCCCGTCATGCTGATGTAGTATTTCAGCCCGTCGCTGCCGCCGACAGCGTTTTTGAAGCGGTCCATGCCGAAGGCCGATCCGATTGGCTGCGGGATGCCGCCGGAGTAGACCGTGATGCCCGCGCGCGAGAGGTAGAAGAGCGTCTCACCCGCAATGGCAAGGCTCCTGCCGCTTCCGTCCGCTACGCCCAGCGTAGCGCTCCCCATGATCTCAAAATTGCTCGGGAGCGAGCCGTAGACCTTGTAGATGTGGTCCTCCTTGAAGAAGATTGGGTAGCCGAGGAAGGAGACACAGCCGGTAAACTTGCCCGCGCTGCCGGTGTCCACCGCGTAGCTGTCCGTATCCAGCCCCTCGAACACGTTCCAGTTGAACGGATCGCCCAGCTTTGAGGCGTAAATGGTGGTATCGTCGCAGCCCCACAGCCGGTTTTCGTTTTCGCAAATATAGCGTAGCATAGGAACCGTGCGCCGAACCGTCATGTTTCCGCTCTCGGTGTAGGGCGTCTCTCCCTTGTCCCCGTCGAGCGTGAAGGCGTATTCGTAGAAGTACATCTTGTCGCCGTCGATCTCGCGGATCACCGGCGTCTTGTTGTTTTCCGAGTGCTTCGTGCAGCCGGAGATCGTCACGGCGTCGCCGGCCTTGAAATAGGCCGACCAGTCCACGCCTGCGCATTGGATTGTGTTCGCTTTCGCCTCCTCCTCAAAGAGTTTTCCGTTTGTGAAGGTCAGGCTTGTCCCCGCCCACTCGCTCTCCAGCGAGCCGAACTCGCCCGTGAGCGTGTTGTAGTATTTCTTGTCCGGCAGGATAATGAGATAGGCCCCGAGGGCGCAGAAGGTCTTTTCGCTGTCCTCCACGCTCCCGCGCTCGATGCCGCCGTAGAAGAACTTCGTCCCGTCCGCCCAGGCAAGCGCGTCCCACGAGAAAAGACCGTTGCCCTTCGTGAGCGTCCGGAACAGCCGCCGCCTGCCTCGGCTGGCAAGCAGGGGATAGTAGTCGCTCGTCAGGTTCCTCATGTCCCACAGCTCGCCGTCACCGGCGCCGAGGTTGTGATTCAGCCCGCCGAACTTGACCTGCGTGCCCTTTCGGATGCCGTCCTGATAGACGATGCTCGGCAGCTTCATTTCGCTCCCTCCTCCCGAAAGACGAGGAAGCCGTCCAGCGCCTCGATCAGCGCGGGCTTGATCTCCGCCGGCGCCGTTACCTCGATAGGCGTGAAGTCGATCTTCGTCTCCGTGTCCGCGAGCGCCTTGCGCTTTTTTTCGTATTCCTGCGCGCTTCCCCGGAGTGCAAAGCGCCCGTTGCCGGTCATGCGGATGTTGCCGTTCTCGTCCGTATCCGCGTATTCCTCCACCAGAGCGCGCTCCTCGCGCAGAAAGAAGTCCGTCTCGTCCGCCGTGGCCCGCTTGACCTTCACCACGGCCAGCGCGAGGTCGTAGGGGAGCCGCTGCTGGCTCATTTCCTGCGCGGCAAGGTTGGCGTTGACTGCTTCAATGAGTTTCATGTTCTGTTCCTTTCCAGAGCGCGCACGCGCTCTTCAAGCCGTTGGATCATGTAGGTGTGCAGCGCCGAGAAGTCGGCGTAGCGCAGGCCGTACTCGAAGGCGTCCGTCTCCGGATTGATTACAAGGCCCGCAAAGTCCCCGTTGGTGAGGCCCGCTTCGCCCAGCGCCTCCTCGACCTCCTGCGCGATGTAGCCGGTGTGCAGTCGCCCGCTCCTGCCGTCCCTCATGCGGAACGAGCACGGCTTCAAAGCGCGGAAGAAATCCTCATACCGGCTCATGTCGTAGTCGATGTCTTTCTTTGCCCGCCGGTCCGAGCGCACGGTCAGCTCCTCCGTCGCATAGCAGCCGCCGGAGCACCAGATGCTCGCGCCGTCGCCGGTCATACGCGCGCCGGCGTTCGTGGCGATGAAGTAATAGTCCTCGTTGCTTCCCGACAGGATCGCGCCGTAGGTCATGCTCACGCCGTCGCTGCCGTAGCCGCACCCCATATAGCCGTAGCTCCTGCCGCCGGAGGTGAGCGTGAAGCAGTTGGACACATCCACAAGGTTCGCGCGGATCGTGCCGGTCGTGATGTTGTCCGCGTTGATGATCGTGTAGCGGTTCGACCTCTCCAGGTCGGTGAAGGCCACAAGGCCCGAGAACCAGATGTTCGCGCTGGACACGACGACGCCGTTGCTCATGAGCGAGATCGTCGAGTCCTCGCCGTCGTTGCTCGCCCGCAGCGAAAAGCCGTTCACGGTCTGCTGGAGCGTCGTCACCCGCCCGTCCGTATTCGAGATGCGCGTCGAGAGGGAGGAGGCCGTCTGTTGGAGCGTCGAGATGCTCCCGCTCTGGTCCGCTATCGCGGTCGCCAATCCCTGCGCGGTCTGCTGGAGCGTGCTGATGTTCCCCTCGTTGTCCGATACCCTCGTCTGAAGGCCCTCTGCTGTGGCTTGCAGCTGTGTGATGTTGCCCTCGCTGTCGCTGATGCGCAGCGCCAGAGCGTCGGCGTCGATGGCGAGCTGAAGGATGCGCTCCTCATCGTCCTCGATCTTCGCGTAGATCGGCTCGGTGATGGCGCTTTCCCACCGCTCCTTCGCCGTCTTGTTCATGTTCCCGAGATCGAGGTTGTGCAGTGTATAGCGCAGCTGCTCGACCAGCAGGTACATATAGTCCTGGATGCTTGTGACCTTTTCCTCCATCGACTCTTCGCCCGTGAAAGCCGGAAAATTCGTGTCGATGTAGAGCCAGTTGGAAGGCATTTGCTTTCCTCCTTTCCTGAGAAAAAGGACCGGCCGATGGCCGGCCCTTTCGTTTATGCGCCGTAGGCTCCTGCGCGGTCGTTGAATACCATCATGCGCAGCATATCCGCCGAGAGGTCCATGTCGGCAGGAAAGCCGTTCGCGTCCTTCGCCCCGCCGCCGCGGATGGCTCCCTTGGCGATCAGCTTCAGGACGGTATCGGCCGCCCACGGGGCCTTCTCGCGGATCTCCTGCATGGTGTTGTATCGCATTTCCCCTTCCTCCGTTTCCTCACTTGGCTCGTTGAGCCGGTTCCAGAACTCCGCCTTCCACTTCGCCGCGTTCTCTCTTCCTGCCCAATAGGCGGGGCAGAGCTTGCCGGTCACGTCGAAGTGGCGGATCACGTTCTTTTGGGGGACGTTGTACTTCGCCATCAGAGAGCGCGTCAGCTTCAGAGCCGCCGTGACGGTCTCCGGCGCGGGCGCATACGTCCCGTCGCGCTTCGCGTCGCACAGCTCGATGCTGATGCTGTTCGTGTTCCGGCAGATGTTGTAGAGCGTCCCGCCGCCCGTCTGCGGGCAGGATGGGTACTTTCTGCCGCCGACCGCCCAGGCAGTATGCAAGTCAGGCACGCTTTGGTAGATGCTGTTCGCGTCCACGAAGTAGTGCGCGCTGCTTTTCGCCACGGTCGAGGCGTAATACCTGGCGTTGTTCTCCGCGGTATCGCCGTCGTTGCCGGTGTAGTGAATGACAATGTACTTGATGGCCCGTGCGTTCCGTGCAGGGCCATAATTCCCTGCGTTGGCGTGCAGCTGCTTAATTTCCATCCTTGCCCTCCGCATTGAGCTGCTTGACGAAATAGAACGTGATAATCATGGTGTAGATGTTGAGGAAGTTGTCGGGGATCGCGTTCTGCACCGTCAGCACGCAGAATGTCACCGTGAGGGCGAGCGTCACAAGACTCTTGACGCTCAGGAGATTTGCCAGTCTTTTATAAAGAATTTCCATCGTCTGTTTCCTTTCCGGACGCCGCTGCGTCCTTTCGTGTCGTTCGTTCCTTCAAAACCGTGCGCAGGCATAGGAAGAGTAGTTCCCCGCCGAAAAAGCCGAGGATCACCGCCAAAAGGCCCGCCGCGTCATTCCCTGTGCGAGAGAGGATGCGCAGCGCATAGTAGCTCGCGCCGCTCGCAAAGGCAATGCACCAGATCACCACCAGCTTTGCGAACAGGTGCGGGATCTTCCGCCGCCGCTTCATGTGTCCAGAATGGCGTGGACGCCCTGCTTCGCCAGAAATTCCTTCTGCTTGTGCTTCACGCCCGCGGCATAATCGAGCGCCGCGTGCATATCGCCGTTGCAATGGGCGTCGGGGATGCGCTGCACTGCTCTTGCTGTGGCCTCGGCCAATGCGACCGCCGCCCAGGTCCCCTCGATCAGGCACAGCAGCAGCTTCTCCTGCCCCTTCTGCTGTTCGCTGAGCTTCTCGCGCTCCTTCTTGTCCCTCTTTCGCTCTCGGGCCGCCGCGGCCTCGATCAGGGCCACGATCACGACGGCTGCGGCAGAGATCAGCTCGCCACTCATGCCGTCACCTCCGTCCATTGGCTCACCCCAGGCTCCCACACGTTGCCGTCCACGTCGCTCGTCCACTTCTTTCCGTTGTGCGTCACCTTCGCATCCTTCGCGTAGGAATCGTGCGCGCCGAGCGGCTGGCTCCACGCGGGCCACTCCTCGCTCGGATCGCTCGCCTTTACCCACAAAGAGGTGGTGTAGCTCGGCTCCCAGCTCTCCTGCGAGGTGTGGTTCTGCAGGCAGCGGTACAGCTTTCCCTTAAATGTGCGGTACTGCCCCGTCTTGTAGGCGGTGGGATAGGCCCACTCCGGAAACAGCGCCATGTGCTCGCCGGCTGTGGCGTCGTCCAGGTCTCCCTTCTCCGCTATCGCCACGAAGGCGATCTCGCTGGCCTCTCGCGTCTGTGCCATTTCTTCACGCATCTTCTGCGTGATCTCGGTGTATCGGTAGTGGTCCGTGATGTGGTAGAGGTCGAATTTCTTCTCCTCGTTCTCCATCGACCGGTATTTCTCGACGATGCGGAACCGGTCGCAGATCACGCTGTCGTCGTACACCCTGCGCACCTCGACGTAGCCTTCGAGATCGCTGTGTGCGTCGCCTGCGGTCTTGAGGTTTTCCACCTCCACGCCGTTCAGGCGGTCTGTGCCAAAGATATATTCCATCTTCGACGCTCCTTTCTCATGTACTCTCTTACGACTTGCTTCATCATTTTCTGTGTTCCCTTGCGCACGAGCCTTCGGTAGAGGTGTACGCTGCTGCAATGCTTGAGCTGTCCCAGGCGGGACAATAGCCCGAACGCGAGCGATACGGGGATCCGTGTCCCTCGCGCGAGCTTCCGCCGCAGGCTGTGCAGCTGCCGCGTCATGCGGAACAGGTTGCGCTTGCGCAGGTAGGTGTAGCCTCTCCCGAAGCGATAGCCGAGCGCGGTCGGCATCCGGTCCGCCGTGCGGAACTTCTGCCAGTCGCCCTTGATCGTCAGCTCGTGCGCTTTCAGCCAGTCCTCGATCATTTTGATCGCGCGGTCCAGCTGCCGTTTGCTCCGCGCATACAGCGTGAAGTTGTCCATGTAGCGCAGGTAGTGCGTCACCTCCGGCCCTCGCTCGCGCAGCGCGTGGTCGAGCGGCTGGAGCGTGGTGTTGGCGAACCATTGGCTGAAATACGCGCCGATCATCACGCCGTCGCGCATCACGCGCTCGGCAAGGTCCAGAACGCGGTGGTCCTTCACCAGCTGCCGCAGCCGTGCCATCACGACCTCCGGCTTCAGGCTGTCGTAGAAGTGCCGGATATCCAGCTGCGCGCACCAGCGCGTGCCCTTCGGATCGTCTCGGTGCCATTTCTTCATGGCCTTTACGCCGTAGTGGATGCCTCTGCCGCGGATGCTCCCGCAGCAATACGGGTCCATGCCGCGCATCATCGGCCGCTGTAAAGCCTGCACCAGAGCGTGGTGGATGTACTGGTCGGGCCACAGCTTCGGCTCGTAGATGTCTCTCCACTTGCCCGCGCTCTTGTCCCACCGCCGCTTCCGCCGCGCCGGTGCCGGCTCAAAGCCGCTCACGATGATCGTGCGCAATGCCTCGATGCTGCCCGCGCGGTCCGCTTCTACCCGCTGCACGGTCTTGTCCGGCCGGTGCCGCGGCCGCCAGCGGTGTGTGGCGTTCACCTCGTCGATGGCATTGCCGAGGTTCTCGTCGCTGATTAAATAGTCAAATAGATGGTTGACTCGTTTCACGGGATATACTCTCCTTCTCCTTGTTGCCTCGCGGTCTTTCCAGCGTCCTTTCGGATGTACTAAACCGCGTCCCTTCGGCATCGTTCTTCACCAAGAGGTGCGCGACTATCCCGCCCATCTATGCAAAGCCGTGGGAACGGCCTTACGGAGAAGTGAGCGGACTGCCTGAGTCCATTGGCAAGGTGACGGCACCCGATGTTCGCGTTCGCGTTCGAGGCGGCGTTGTTGCCGTTGAGGTAGAACGCGCCGTGGTTCTGGTTCTGGTTGTAGTTGCCGCCGACATACAGCACAACGCCCGAGGCGTTGTAGTAGCAGTAGTCGCAGACGTAGGTATTCTCGCTGCCTGCGACCGCCGACGGGTACAATGCGTACTCGAAGCCGGAAACGCTCGGGATGCTCCACGCGCTGATCCAGCCGCCCGAAGTCGGTCTCGTGCCGATGTTCGTGCCGCCGGAGGTGTCGCTGAAGCTGGCGGGGTTCTTGATGCAGTAGACATTCGCGCCGGAGAAGTAGATGCCGTCGCACCAGTCGAGCACGTTGGACCACAGGCCCTCGATGTGGCGGTACTGGATGCCCGCCGCATAGGTCGTGCGGCTATTGGCCGTCGTGCCGGTGTGGTAGGTCATGGCGTCCGTCGCGCCCATGTTCTCGGTGCCCGAATTGTTGCCGCAGCCGTAGCCGATCTTCGCCTGACTGTTCCAGTCGGCGTACTCCACGAGGTAGAGCATCATGATCGTCCAGTACATCGCGAAGTCGTACTGCCATACATCGCTCCCGAGCGCGTGGATCGAGCTTCTTGCCGCCGCACGCGTGATGTTTCCGACAGGCTTCACGCCGCTGGTGCTCTTGTAGGTGCTCGCGCAATGGTAGCGGCCCACATACACATAGTCGCGCTCGCCCTTGCCGTCTCCGCGGTCCGCGTGGGCAGGGGAGACGAGGAAGCCCGTCTGTGCCGCGTCGGAGATCTGGAGCTTCATCTGGTTGCCCGTCTTGGTCCACTTGTACCAGTATTTCGGGATCTTGACGAGCTTGCCGCAGGTTGTGTCGTCCACGACCACCATGCCGCTCCACGGCATACAGCTGTCAAAGGGAGAGGAACCGTCGCCGTTGTTTACCGCCGCGACGGGATCCGCAAAGCCCGCCGCGTCGTCCGTGCGGCTCCACGCGGTCGTGGCGGTGCCGTCCCAGATCGCGCCGTAGGTCTTGGCATACTTGAGCGTCACGGCGTACTGCTTCACCTGGTCCACCGTCACCGTCTGCGTGTCGGTCTTGCCGTTGAGCGTGCCGGTCACGTTCCAGGTGCCGTAGGAGGGGATGTCGAAGTAGCACACGCCCGTCGTCGCGGTCTGCTGGAGCGTCGTCGAGCCGGAGACGACCTTCACGATGGAGTTGATCGGCGCCGTCACCTTGATCTGCGGGTAGAAGGCCGTGCCGCCGGTCGGACCCATGGCTCCGGTTGGTCCGGTGGGACCCGTGGGACCCGTCGCGCCCTTCGCGCCGTCTGCGCCCTTTGCGCCGTCCGCACCCTTTGCGCCGGCAGGACCAGTCGGGCCGGTGGGTCCGGTAGGACCCGTCGGACCGGTCGCACCCTGCGCGCCGTCCTTTCCTGTGGGACCGGTGGGACCGACGTTGCCCTGCGCGCCGCCCGGACCGGTGGGGCCGATGCTGCCCTGCTCGCCGGTCGGGCCGGTCGGTCCCGTTGTGCCGGTCGCGCCCTTGGCGCCCGTGTCGCCCTTGGACCCCGCAGGGCCGGTGGGACCTTGCTGAAGCACGAAGTTGAAAACGGCCTGCTGCTGCGTGCCGGCGTTCGTCACGCTCGGCGTGCCGGTCGGGCCGACGCTCGTGACCGTGCCGATCTCAACCGTCGCCGCCGAGCCTTGCGCACCGGTCTCGCCCGTAGGTCCTGTGGGGCCGGTCGGTCCGGTCGGTCCCGTCGGGCCGGTGGGACCGGTGGGACCCTTCGCGCCCTGCAGGGGTCCGTTGTTGATGAACTGGCTCGTGATGCCGTCGAAGATGTAGATGTCGTAAGGCTCCGCCGAGCCGACGCCGTAGGCATCGCCTGCCTCGGCCGTAGCCTTCTTCGCGCTGTCCAGCGCCGTCTTCGTGTCGTAATAGCCGAGCACGGTGAATCCGGCGCCGGTGTCGCCCTTGCTGCCGGTCGGTCCCGTGGGACCCGTCGGACCGGTCGGACCCGTCGGACCGGAAGGACCGGTGGGGCCTTTCGGCCCGGTCTCACCCTTGCCGGTGGGACCGGTTGGCCCTTGTGCGCCGGTTGGGCCTGTGGGACCCGTGGGGCCGGAGGGACCCGCGGGGCCTTCGGGACCCTGGCTGCCCTGCGCGCCCTGCTTGCCCTCGGGACCCGCCGGACCGACGGGACCCTGGCTGCCTGTCTGCCCCTGCGGGCCTTCGGGACCCTGCTCGCCGGTCGGTCCGGTCGGACCGGTGGGACCTGTGGGGCCGGTGGGGCCGGTCTCTCCCTTGCCGGTGGGACCCGTGGGGCCTTCCGGACCGACAGGGCCTTGCGGACCGGTGGGGCCTTCGGGACCGAGCTGCCCCTGCGGGCCTTCGGGACCCTGCGGGCCGGTCGGACCCATCACCTGCAGGCTGTCCCAGTCGTTCTTCTCCACGTTCCACCAGTAGGCGAGGTAGTCCGTCTCGGTGCCGACCTTGTAGCACTCGCCCTCGTTGCCGGTCGGATGCGCCGCGCGCAGTGCCTCCTCCGTCGGATAGGTGCCGAGGAAAATGAGGCCGCTGCCCTGCGGGCCGGTGGGGCCGCGCAGGCTCTTGAGCCACTCTTCCTCCGTTCCGATAAAGCCTCGCTTGACGGCGAGGCCGTATGCCGTGATGTAATACGGGGGGTTCTCGTACATCGCTTATGCCTCCTTCTTGTATCCCTGCACCGGATCGTAGGTGCCTGCGAACCAGCGCAGGAAATTCCCGTATGCGTTGTTGTAGAGCTGGAGGGAGTTCTGGTACTTGTTGTACTCGCCGTTCTCCGCGTCGATCTTCGCTTCGAGGTAGAGCACATACAGCTCGTCGTAAGGCGGCTTCACCAGCAGCTCCATGTCCAGTCCGGCCGGATAGGAGTAGTCGAACTGCTCCGTCTCCGCCGGCGCCATGAGGAACACATCCGCCGCGATCTGACCCTCCAGCGCGGTCAGCCACAAAAACTTCAGTTCCTCTTCAAAGGCGTTCGGCTTGGCGAGGTCCGTGCGCCGGATCGCTTCTTTGATCTTCATGCTTCTCCCAGCCTTTCTTGAAATAGCCGCAGATTCGCTTCGATCCGCTCGCTTCGGCACAGCGAGAGCGCCGCGCTTGCCGCCTCCGCAGCGCCGCGGATGTCGCCCGTGTGCCACAGTCCGATCGAGAGGAGGTCCCACGGGGCCGCGCCCCATGCCTCCGCCTCATTGATGGCGCTCCGGCTCTTGGTCGTGATGCGCAGCGCCTTCCGTCCGTAGTAGACGACGCCCTCCCAGTTTTCCGCGCGGTAGGCGGCCTTCTCGGCCTCGTACCAGTTTTCGCGCTGCTCTGGCACTTCCGCGATGGCGCGCATCGCCCAGCACATCGCGCTCCGCTCGTCGCCCATCGCGTGCATACACGCCGAGAGATAGCGCATGGACGCGGCTCTTTCCTCGTCCCACACCGCGGAAGGCAGCGTGAGGTGCCTTTTCAGCTCCTCTGCGGCTTTCTGGAACATCCCGCGGTAAAGATACTCCCTGCCGAGATAATGCGCACAGCGCGCATCCTGCGGCGTTTCCCGTGCCGCCAGCTCCAGCAGCGGGAGATACTGCGCGCGGCTCTTGCGCTCGTCGGGCAGGTGCTCCGCCGCCATGCCCTCCACGTTCACGCAGCGGAAGAAGGGCCTGCCGTCGGAGGGAACAAGGACCTCATGCACGGGATACCTCCACGTTGCGCACTTCGGCCGGTGGATCTTCTCACGCAGAAAGACTGTGCCTTCGCTCCCATCCGCATTGCGCGAGCAGATGCAGCGATAGGTGCCCGTCTCGGCGTCCGCGGTCCACGCTTTTTCCAATGCCGCGCGCCACCCGGGCAGCAGCACCTCGTCGAGGTCCACGCACACGCAGAGGTCCGTGTCGCGCGGGATCAGAAGCATGGACAGGTTGCGCGCCACGTCGAAGCGCCACGGCTCGATGGTCGTCTGACGGACGATCACGCCGCGGTCGGAGAGCTTTTCCACGGTTCGGTCGGTCGATCCGGTGTCCAGCACCGCGATGTAGTCGGCCTCCGCCGCCGCGTCGCAGAATCGGTCCACGAACTGCTCTTCGTTCCTGGCGATGGCATAAATGCAGATCTTGTGCTTCATGGTTGCCTCCAAAAGAGAGAGGGCAGGGCGCTGCGCCCCGCCCTCTTCGGTCGTATCAGGTTGCCTTGCCGGTGGCGAGCTGCTTCACCAGCTTGTTGTGCTTGGCCTTCAGCTCGTTCACAAGCGTCACGACAGCATCGAACTCGGCCTTGGTCGGAGCCGCTCCGGCCGCGGCAGCGGCATCCGCCGCCGTGACCTTGAAATCAGCCTCCTTCATGCCGCCGTTTTTCGCCGCGCCGTGGACCTCGAGGTCGCCCAGGACCTCAAGGTTTTGCAGTCTCGTCGCGTTTTCCATGCGGCACCTCCGTTAAGGAAGATCGTTGCCGCTTGCGATGCCGCCCGCGGCAAACGCGCGCCAGTCGTTGAAGGTGGCATTGAAGCGGGAGCGGCCGCGCCACACGTTCGCGTCGGTGTTCTCGTCGATGGTCGAGCGCACCGCGAGCTGGATGCGGTCGTTCCACACCGCGCCGCCGTAGGTCTTGTTGTACTTGCTGTCGAGCAGCAGCCAGGGCTTCGTGCCGGCCGTGATGAACTGGTTGAGGTAGCTCCAGACGATCACGGTCCAGCGGCCGTACTGGTAGTTGAAGGCGTTGTTGGCCGTCACGGGATCCTTGTCCGCGCCGATGGCCGCGAATACCGCCTTCTTCAGGTCCGCGTTCTCGGGGATCACGATGGTGTCGGGCGCCACGTCGAGGATCTCGTCGTTGTCGCCGCGGAACAGGTGCATCGCGGTCTCCAGCTTGCCGAGCGCGTCCACGCTGAACTCGTCCTTGAAGCTGTTGCACTGGTTGTCGCCGGCGACCTTCGGGGGATGCGCCGTGTGGAACAGCGTCACGCCGTCCGCCGCGTTGATGTCGAAGCTCTTGCCGTGGTACTGCGCCGCCGCGTTGCCGCGGATGGCGTTGCCCAGCAGGGCCGCGCCGAACATCTCGCGTGTGCGGTTGTAGCCGGTGAGGAAGGCGGCAGGCTGCTTCTTGAGGTCCATGAGCTTGGAGTCCTCGATCATCTCCGCGGAGATGGCGAAGGAGTCCTTCCAGGTGTCATAGACCAGCAGCTTGCGGTAGCCCTCCTGCATACCATCCGCGGGATACGCGCCGTTCTCGCCGACCGGCTCGAAGCCGCTCATGGCGGTCATGGTGGTGAGCATATCGCCGTAGTTGTCGGAGGTGCCCATCAGGAACAGGTCCTTCAGGACGCTCTGCTGCTCGAACTGCTCGCCGCGCTGTTCAAGGAACATACGGATCGGAGCCTGACACTTGCCGTATACGGAGTCGTTCAGGCCCGAGCCTTCGGAAAATACGATCTTCATAGTCTGCTCTCCTTTCTTGACTTAGAAGCGGACGTGGACGGTGCCGCCCGCGCCGCTCTTGGCCTTGTCGTCGAAGTCCACGATCTCGGCGACGCCGTTGGTCGTGGTCGCGGTCACCTGCAAACCGTCGGTGTGCAGCGTGACCTTCTGGCCGATCTTCGCGCTGGAAAATGCGGCGCTGTTGGTCGTTTCATAAATGCGGTCCTTGTCCACGCGGACAACGGGGATGATGGTGCCCGCCGTGACCGCCGCGTCTGCATCCTTCATGCAGATGTAGGTCGGCGCGGTGGCACCGGTCGCAAGCGCGAGCAGGCCGTTCGTCAGGACGAGCGCAAGGCCCGCCTTCGGCGTGATCGCGCCGCAGGGGAGATACTCGAACGGAGTAACTGCCCCGTGGTCGGATTTATCGGGAAAGAAACCCTTCATGGTCTTTTAACCTCCTGTTTTCTTTTTCATGTAGGCTTGCACCTGTGCCTCGGTGCAGTCCGGATTGAACAGGCGGAACATCGCCATGTCCTCTGCCGAAACGCTCGGCTGTGCGTCGGAGCGCCCCGTGCCGGAGGCGGTGAGATGGTCCTTGCTCCTCGCGTTTGCGAGGGCCTGCTGGCGTCCGGCTTCTGCCATCTTGGCTTCGCGCTCGCCTCTGGTTGCAAGGTAATAGGCGTCGAGGTAGTTGTTGCCGCGTTTCACATATTCGTAAAACTCCTTGGCTTTCGGCATCGTGAGCAGGTCGCGCACGGTCTTGATGCTCGGATCGAGCTTTCCGATCTCGCTGATCTGCTCATTGATCTCAGCCTGGGCCTTCGCTTCCTCGGCTGCCCGTTCGGCTTCTTCGCTGCGGCGAAGGATCTCCTCCGCCTTCTGTACGGCAGGGCTTTTCTGGATCGCAGCATCCAGGCTTTCCGGCGTCAGCCGCCCTGCCTTGAGGTCCTCCTGCAGCTTGGCGGCGTCA